ATTGGCGCAAGGGGCAGCTTACAGGCACCCAGAAGCACGTTCAGCATATAGCAGAAATACCTAATGTAGTGTATCATCACCTACTGAAGACGCTGGGTAAGCCTAGCGAAAACCCGAAGGCTTGGAAAGCGTGGCTTAATAGCAGCGAGAACCGAGACTTTAGAACAGGCGGCGGTAATCTCTAATGGCTATAGCATCTTACGCAGATTTGCAGACAACAATCGCCAACTTTCTGGCTCGTAGCGATTTAACTGCACAGATACCAGACTTTATCCAGCTTGCAGAGGCTCGTATCAATCGTGAGCTAGAAACTCGTGAGCAGGAAAAGCGTGTGCAGGCCACATTGGTTCCGGGCGATGAGTATATCGCATTGCCTACAGATTTGCGTGAAGTGCGCGAAGTTAAGCTGCTTACAAGCCCTCTTACAGTGCTGAATTATATGTCACCTACTGGTCTAGACAATGAATATTCTAGCAACGGCTTTTCTAAGCCAAGAGGCTACAGCATTGCTGGCAAAGAGATGAAATTTCGTCCTGTACCAGATTCAGCTTATGTTGCCGAGATTATGTATATTGGCAATGTAGATGCTCTTTCAGCGGTTAGCACACCGACATTGTTTTTCCGTTCACCAGACATCTATTTGTACGGTGCATTAACTGAGGCTTACGTTTACCTGCTGGATGAGACAAGAGCCGCACAGTATGACGAAAAGTTCACTCGTGCTATAAATGAGGTGCGGATGGACGAAGAGCGTTCACATTACGGCACAGGCCCATTACAAACCAAGTCTGTCTATTTGCGGCAGAATGCAACAGCGGAGAAATAAACTATGTCTGCAATGAGTGATTACCTAGAGAATGAAATTCTCGACCATATTCTAGGAACTGGCGCATATACAATGCCAGCTACAGTTTACGTTGGCTTGTCCACTGGTTCGTTTAACGATGACAATAGCGGCACAGAGCTTACTGGCAATGGCTATGCTCGTCAGTCAATTTCATTTGACGCCGCAGCATCCGGCACAGCAAGCAATAGCGGTGCGGTGGAGTTTCCAGCAGCAACAGGATCGTGGGGCGTGGTTTCTCATTTCGGTTTGTTCGATGCAAGTTCAAGCGGTAATCTTCTTATTCACGGTGCGCTGACTGCAAGCAAAACCATTGAGACAGGTGATATTCTGAAGATTGCTACAGGTGATATGGACATTACGGCTGCCTAGAGATAGTTGATGGCAACAGTAGCACCCCTAGATAGAATAACCGGCACACTAGAGAGCCTTTCGTTTACTGTAGACACAGTGGGCGACAAGGTTGCTTGGTCTGCTGTTGCGCTAGACCATATGGATGGTTGGGGTGCGCTGGACAATTGGAACTACGGCGTATTAGACACGCTGTCACTTGAGGTCAAGGTTGCCGAGGCATTAGCAGACATTGCCTCTTCAGCGTCTTCAAGTGCATCAAAGCTGAAGGGTGTCTCAGCGTCCGTTCAAGCGTCACTGACAGGCTCTAGCAGTGTTCAACGCATAAGACCACTAGCAGCGTCCGTAACGGCTGTCTCTACGGCTTCTACGGCGTTTGCAAGGGTAAGGCCATTTGAGGCTTTGGTAGATGCTGTTGGTACAGCAGCCTTGGACGGCACAAGAATCAGAACAGTATCTGGTTCAGCAGATTTATCAGCTTCGGCAACATCTAGCTCTAACTTTGTTACGCTTATGTCGGCTACTGCATCCGCAGAAATCACATCTGCAAGCAATATAAACGGCATATTTAGTGGGGCATCTACAGGTAGTGCAATTGTTTCACAAGCAACAACAATGACTATTCTGGGCGAGGAGTGGGGTGTTGTTCCGGTTGGCACAGAAGTTTGGGCAACGGTTGCTGTTGGTTCTGAGGTCTGGGGTGTAGTGACACCAAAATCAAGTAGCGGGGTTTGGGCAGGACAATGATTCAGTTTGGTGAGTGGCTTCCAGATCAGCCAGATTATGTAAATGCAGGCGTTGTTACCGCAGAGAATGTTATTCCTGCTTTTAATGGCTACCGCCCACTGAATGAGTTTGTCAGCTTTAGTAATTCTGCAAGCGGCACGATACGAGGTGTTTACGCTGCAAAAGACAATTCTGGGAACGTAAAGCTGTTTGCTGGTGATGAAGCAAAGCTATACTCCTTTAATGCCTCAACAAACGATCTTGATGACGTTAGTAAGGCTGGCACACCGGCATATGATCTAATTGGCGCAGAAAAGTGGAAGTTTGTGCAGTTTGGCGAGTATGTTATTGCTTCGGGCGGTATTGGCGAAGAGTTGCAAAAATGGCAGCTAGGAACAGACACTGCATTTTCTGATCTTGGTGGATCACCACCAAAGGCTGACTTTCTTGCTGTTGTTCGAGATTTTGTGTGGACTGCTAATATTGATGAAGGCTCTGGCCGCGTTCCTTACAAGGTCAAGTGGTCTGGGTTTAACGATATTGAAAGTTGGACTGCTGGAACTGGGCAAAGCGATTTCCAAGATTTGCCGGATGCCGGTGCAATTACCGGGATGGTAGGCGGTGAATACTGCACGATCTTATGCGAAAAGGCTATCTTCCGTGCTACATACACTGGCCCACCGCTAATCTGGCAGTTTGATAAGGTTGAAAGTCAGCGCGGCTGTAGCATACCCGGTTCTGTGTGCAACTATGGATCGATTGTCTTTTACTATTCAGACAACGGCTTTCATATGTTTGATGGTCAGAAAAGCACACCTATCGGCAATGAAAAGATAGACAAGTTCTTTGCGAAAGATTTTAACGCAGCATACAAAAACAATATGACAGCAGCGGTTGACCCTCTCAACCAGATTGCAGTTTGGTCTTATACTAGCACCGCAAGCACTAGCGGCAGGCCGGATCGTTTGCTGATCTTTAACTATGCCTTGGGGCGTTGGTCTATTGGCAACGTAGACGCAGATTTTGTTGCGCCGTTCTTTAGTGCCGGTTACACAGTTGAGGACTTAGACAATCTCTCTGCCACGCTAGACGGTCTTAGCACTGTCCTAGACAGTCAGTTGTTCAGAGGCGGTGAGTTCTTTTTTGGCGGTGCTGTTGGTAACAAATTGTTTACGTTTACTGGTGACCCACTACAAGCAACAATTACAACAGGTGAAGCAGCCGTCAGTATGGGTAAGCACAGCATCGTTACGAGAGTGTACCCATATCACGAGGATGGCACTGTCGAATTGTCTGTTGGCCTCAGAGGAACACCTACGGACACAGTTGCGTTCCAAGCAGGCGGCACGACTAATGCTGCTGGGTTTGTGCCGTTTAGGGCAGCGGATCGCTATCACAGGGTAAAGATGTTACTTACTGGCAATTGGTCTTTTGCTCACGGCATTGATATCGAGGCAAGACAGGTAGGCCGCCGATGACTATTGAGCAGCGTACAACTAACTTTCGGATACTTAATCCTGTTACTGCGACAACAAGAGAAATAGCAGAGGTTCTAAACCGCACGATTAACGGCGGTCTAAACAGCGTTGGCTATGTCACGTTTCCAGCAAACGTAACCCAGACCACCGTGCAAGAACCTCGCTATTCGACATCTAGCTTGGTGTTCTTTTGCGGCGTAGACCACAATCCGTGGCATCACAATCCGTATGTAGACGGCACAAGCACTAACGGCACTATGGTTATAAACTTTGACAATCAAGGACACGATGCAGATTTTGCCTACCTCATCATTGGATGAACTAGAACGTCTAGCTCACCACATTGAAGCCGCACTTGCGTACTCTGGTGATACGCATAGCCTTCTACACGTTGTAGATGCTATAAAGGACGGTAGCGCACAGTTTTTTCCATTGGAGAATTCTGTTATAGTGACTGAGATAGTTGACTACCCGAAAAGAGCCGTATGCAGGATTTGGTTGGCAGGCGGTGATATGGATGAGCTTGTAGAGGCTGAGAAAAGCATTGTTGAATGGGCTAAAGGCCACGGATGCGATGGAATGGAAATTATCGGACGCAAAGGCTGGGAACGCCAGCTAAAGGATTACACAGCAGCGTCAACTGTACTGATAAAGGAAATATGAGATGAGTAAAGGCGGCGGCGGTAACACAAGAACAATCAATACGATGGTAAACCCACCAGCGTATGCAAAGCCATTCCTTGAGTACGGTCTTTCCGAAGCAAAGGACTTATACGGCTCTGCACAGCCTCAGTATTACCCCGGTCAGACAACCGTAGGGTTTTCGCCAGAGTCTGAGATGGCTTTGTCCGGCATTCGCCAGCAAGCCATTACTGGTAGCCCCTTCATCAAAGCCACACAAGATGTTGTGATGCAGAACCTAATGGGTACTAACCCGCTGATGAGCGCGGCATTCCGTCCTGTTGTTGAGCAGGTAGAAGCGCAGGCGTCTAAGGCAGGGCGATATGGCTCTGGCTACCAACAGGCAGCATTGGGGCAGGCATTGGCACCAATGGCATTGCAAGCTCAACAGAATGCTATTGCACAGGCTCCACAAGCTCGCGAGTTCGGTATGGCAGACCTAATGAGCCTAGCGCAAGTTGGCAGTGCAAGAGAAGGCCAGTCACAGGCAGAGCTTGCAGCAGATATTGAACGGTTCCAGTTTGAGCAGAACCGTCAGCAGCAGAAGCTCCGTGATTATATGGCTACGGTTGCCGGTGGTACTGTTGGCAGTGAAACAATTAAGCCGCAGTTTAGAAACCCAACAGCAGACTTCCTTGGTATGGCTACGCAAGGTCTTGGCCTAGCAAAAGACTTTGGCCTACTTGGCGCATAGGAGAGCTTGATGATTCCACGCAGACCAATAGACGAAGTTTCCCTTCGCAATGCTTTTGCTCGTCAATGGTTGCAGGCCGGTGCGCTTGACGCTGCTAAACGTCAGTCAACTGTTGAGTCTGCTCGTGATAGGGCTATGAGAGCGTTAGGAGCGTTGCCAGAGGCATCAGCGGCTCAGACTAGGGCAAAACTTATTGAGCCTACCACAGCGGCTTCTGGGCTTGGTTCTATGCTGCCTCAGCGTGGCACACCGGGTTCTGCTGCGTTAGGTGCTTTCGGGCAAACTATGTCACAGCTAGGCGGCTGGCAGGACAAGCCTATGACCTTTGGTCAAATCCTTGGCGCGTCTTTAGGTAAGGCTCGTGAGGCGTATGGTACGGCTGAAGAGAAGCAAGCTGCTATTGCTGAGAAGAAAGCTGCTGCTGAACGGCAAGCGGAGCTTGATGAGTTAAACCGCCGCAATATTGAGTCTCAGATAGAAGCAAGAGACCGCCCTCCCGGTGCCGTTTCTGCTGCGGGCAAATTTGCAACCGATATGGGATTTACACCCGGTACTCCGCAACATATTGAAGCAATGCAGAAATACATTCAAAAAGAAAAAACATCTTCATTAACAGCTTTGCAAAAAGAAGCCGCCGCAATCTTCCCAGATGACCCAGAGGCAGCAGCAGCTTGGGTAAAAGATCGTAGAGAAAGACCTCGCGGAACCGTTCAAAAAGCTGGCGTTGTGCTTGATGACACCGGAAAAAGAGTCGGTCGCGCAATATTTAATCCCACCCCAAAAGAAGGAGAGGGTTATGTTTCTGTTATTGACGATAGTGGAAAAACTCGCCCACTAGCAGCAAACGAAAGAAGTGTTGAGGACTCTTTAATTAAAGATTTAGTTATTCCTCAAGAAAGGTTCTACACTTTAGAAAAAGAAGTAAAGCAGAGCAAGCAATCAATTAGAAAACTTGACTCATACTTAGACAACATTAGTAAAAGCAAAGAAGGTGTTGGCAGAACTGCTGATCAGTTTATAGCTCTTGGAAAGACGTTTTTTAGTGAAATTCTACCAGAAAAATATAGATCTTATAGCAAGTCTCAACTTTCCGCAGCTATTGCTGCTGGTGAATTGCAAGGTCTTATTGGCTCCTCACGATTAGAGGTTGTAGGCGGTGGTGTTATGACTGAGCAAGATGCGTTGCGTATTATTGGTTATCTTGGCGGTGATGTTACATCCACGCAAAGCAAAGAAGTTGTAGAAGCGCAAATCAAAAAAATATTAAGAGAAAAAGCTGAGAATCACAATATAAGTGCTATGCAGTACAATGAGCAAAGAGCGTTTAGAGGCGGTCGAGGAAAAACTGTTGATTTAGTTGATATGGATAGGTTTGAATCTTTAGATAAGAAGGTTGAATCTGCCTCAAATGCTTCCTCATCGGTTGAAACAACCAAAGCACCAGCGGGCGTTGACCAAGATGTGTGGGATATTATGGAGCCAGATGAAAAGGCATTATGGCAATGACAAAAGAACAGCAAAGAGTTCTTGCTCTAGCAAAAGCTAGGAAACGTCTTTTAGACAAGCAAAGATCTGTTACACCTGCCCCCGGCATTGATTACGTTGCGGCTGATGCTGAAACTGATGCGCCTACACCTGCATCTATAGCTCGTCAGCGTATGGCAGAGTTAGGTCTTGCCGTACCAGAAGAGCAAACTGCCGCCGCACAGAAGGTCGCGCCGGGAATTGCTCGTGAGTTTGTGTCTGGCCTTACATTAGGCAGTGCTGATGAGTTGCTTGGTGGTCTAAGTGGCGTTCAGTCAGTTCTTACTGGCGGCGATTTTATGCCAGCAGCACAAGACACTATGGCAAAGTTCAGAGGTCAAAGAGAGCAGTTCCAGAAAGAATACCCTAAGACAGCTATTGCGTCAGAGATTGCTGGTTCACTGCCTACAGGTATTGCTTCCGGGTTGAAGCTTGCCGCGACAAAAGCTGGTCAAGCTGCTCCTCGCTTGTCACAAGCACTTTTGGCAGGAACTGAGAGTGCAATTGCTGGCGGTATGGGCGCAGAAGGTGGATTAAAAGAAAGAGGCGAAGCAGCCACAGTTAGTGGCGTTTTAGGTCTTGGGTTAGGCACAGCCGGTCAATTATTGCCGACAGGACGTTTAATGCCATCATCAAAGACTAAAGAAGCTATTGATTTGATTGATGAAGGCGTACCATTGACTGTTGGGCAGCAGCTTGGCGGGCCTGTAGCTTACGCGGAAAACCTTTTGGGTAAGACATTGATTGGAGATATTGCTGGTATTCCTAGAGCGCAAAGAAAGGCGTTTGAAGGATTCAGCAAGAATTTTATACAGGAAGCTGTTAATCCTATCGGTGTAAAAATACCTAAGAAGCTTAACGTTGCTGAGTCTGCTAAGTTTGCGGAAGATAAAATATCTCAGACATTCGGAGAGGCTGTTAAGAAGGCTAACTTGCCTAACACAAAGCCTGTAGAAGATTTGATGCAGCAGGCCATAAGGCCGGTGTCTTTAGGTGATGTTGAGTTGTTGCCAAGAGACATAAAAGCACTTCGCAAGGTCTTGAATGCAGAAGTCATTGATCGTATTTCAGACGGCACTATGACAGGCCAAAAGGCTCAAGCAGCGTTACGCGAGTTAGGCAAATCATATAAGAAGGCTGAGTATTCTAACGAGGTAAAGCAAGTTCTACGCAGGGTTAAGGATCAGCTAGAAGATATACTTGTTGCACAAAACCGTGGAAATAAAGACCTGATTAATGCGAGAAAAGCCTACAGAAATATGTTTGCTATGAAGGCCGCAGCTAAAAAAGGTCGTGCTAGAGGCGCATTTACACCGGATCAAGCAACTGCTGCTCTTGAATCAAAGATGCCGGGGTATATGAGTTCGCCTATGTATAAAGGAGCGCAAACTGCTGGTCAGCGTCTTATAGGCTCAGTTCCACCACAAGAAGGAACAGCAGGTCTATTGACGATGCCTAAATTGCTTACTGGCGGTGGTCTTGTTGCTGCTGGTACACAGTCTGTTCCTGCCCTTGCTGGCCTAGCATCTATATACAGAACAGGGCCAAGTGGTGCGGCTGCGGCTAGAGAAATACTTTCTACACCCGGCTATCTGTCTAGGGCTTTAGCGTCAGCACCAGCAATCCCCGGTATGGCAGGCGGTCTACTAGCGGAAGAATAGAATAGATGTTATAAATAAGGCTGTCGCCTTTAGGAGAAAGAAATGGCTAAGACCAAGATCAGCGAATACGACTCAAGCTCAAGCGCGAATACTGACATCGACAGCATCGACCTTGGCGAAGGCACGATGGTGCCTAGTGACGTTAACAACGCTTTGCGCGAGGTTATGGCTCACCTAGCCGATATGAACGCTGGAACGGCTGCCATTCAAGACACGTTCACGCTGTCTGACCCTGCTGACGATACCAAGCAGGTACGCATTGACGCTGGCAACATCACAACTGCCACCACCCGCGTCCTAACCGCACCAGACGCTGACATCACTGTTGCTGGCCTGTCATTGGCGCAGGAGTTCACCAAGACGCAGAACTTCGATGCGACAACGCTGACAGACGCCGCAAGCATTAGCTGGGATGCTTCGGCAAACCAAGTTACTAGCGTTACAATCGCTGACAGCCGCACAATGGCTGCTCCTACCAATATGGTTGACGGTGCGTGTTACGTCATCACGGTAATTCAAGACAGCACAGGTGGATACACTATGTCTTGGGATAGCGTGTTTAAGTTTGCGGGAGCAACCGCGCCAGTGGTCACTGCAACAGCGGATGCAAGAGACATCTTTGTATTTGTGTCTGACGGCACAAATATGTACGAAATCGGTCGTAGCCAGAACATAGCTTAAAGGCGGTATTATGAGCAGCTTATTTGGTATTGGCGGTGGCGGCAACGTAGGTGTTAGCGGCTTTTATCCAGTGACGATTGACGACAGCTTGCGCTTTGACATTGCAAGCAGCACAAATTTAACACGAACAGCCGGTACTCCAACGGACGGCAAAAAGGCAACGTGGTCGTGGTGGATGAAAAAGTCTGATGTTGTTAGTGATACGAGTACCAGTTACAGGACAATTTTTTATTCTGGGTCTCCAAATTCAGATGGTTTTGGAATCGCTTTTATGCGGTATGGTGGTTATCACTACCACGAACTTGTGATCAAACAAGACAACGGTAGCAGCGCATCTCATATGTTTTTGTCTACAAATGCGTTTTATAGAGATGTGTCTGGTTGGTATCATTTTGTTGTTAGTTACGATAGTACAGACTCAACAGCCGCTGATAGAATAAAAATATATGTTAATGGCACTCAACAGACTATCAACACCTCTGGCATCAACGTTAACCCACCATTAAATCATATTCCGTCGTTTCAAGTTAGTGGTAAAACTCTTAGAATTGGGGAAGGTAGGACTGATTCCGATGAGCATATAGGCGGCTACCTATCCGACATCCACTTCATTGACGGTCAAGCCCTAGACCCTACCAGCTTTGGTGAGGAAAAGGATGGCGTGTGGATTCCGTCAACTTACTCCGGCACATACGGTGACAACGGTTTTCATCTTGAGTTCGATGGTGACACCACTGACAGCAGCGGCAACGGCAATGATTGGACTGCCAATAATATTTCGGCGCACGATTATGTGCCGGATAGCCCTACGAATAACTTTGCTACGTTAAACGCTGTTGATGCTGATTCGCAAGCATCTTTAGTTGAAGGAAACTTAAATTTTCACGCATCTTCTTATTCTAACTACTCAGCTCCAGTTAGAGCAACTCAAGCAATATCATCTGGCAAGTGGTATTGGGAGTGCTTGGCTACTGTGTTTTCTGGTTCTGGTAATAAGTCGGGAGTGTTTTTAACTGCTTCAGATAAGCCTGCGGCAAACGATTCTGCTATTGAGGCTTCTGGAGTAACTGCTACTGAATACGCAGGAACTGACTTCACGATGCCTGCTAACTCTATGACGTTTAGGAGTGGAGGTCTTTCCTCAACTCTAGCGGATGGCACTGTTTTGTTCAGTTCTTATTCGGCTGGCGACATAGTCAGTATGTGCTTTGATTACGACACAGGTAAGTTATGGATAGGTAAAAACGGAACTTTTTACAATTCTGGTGATCCTGCCTCTGGCAGTAATCCAACCACAACAATTACAACAAGCAAAACATTGCGGATTATGTTTGATACTTTGACGAATAGTAGTTTGTCAGCGAGGGAAAAGGTTTATGTTAACTTCGGTCAAGACAGCACCTTCGCTGGCTACACCACCGCTGGCGGCAACCAAGATGCCAACGGCATTGGTGACTTCAAGTATGCACCACCGTCAGGCTATCTTGCGCTTTGTTCTGCCAACCTTCCAACGCCTACGATTGTGGATGGGTCTGAGCATTTTAATACTGTGCTTTATACTGGCACAGGTGCAACTAACGCAATAACTGTGGGATTTGCCCCCGACTTCGTGTGGGCTAAAAGACGTTCTTCGGCGGCATCTCACGGGCTTGTTGACTCTGTAAGGGGTGCTGGACAAACATTGTTTTCTAACCTTACTGACGCTGAAGATACTGGCGACAGCAACTTAACATCTTTTGACACAAATGGCTTTACTGCTGGAACTGGAGGAAACTTCAACGCATCAGGTCAAACCTACGCAGCGTGGAACTGGAAAGCTGGCGGCACAGCGGTCAGCAACACCGATGGCAGCATTACGTCACAAGTGTCGGCGAATACTGACGCCGGGTTTAGCATTGTAGGTTATCAGGGAAATGGCACGGCTGGAGCTACTGTTGGACACGGCTTGGGCGTTACCCCTGACCTTTTGATACTGCGTAGGCGTAGTCCAGCAGAGGCTTGGCCTGTTTGGGTTGGTGGTGCAGGGTTTAGTGCCACGGAATATCTTAGGTTGCCCACCACAAATGCAAAAGACACTGCAACAACTTTGTTTAATAGCACATTACCTTCATCCAGCGTGGTTACGTTAGGGAATGGTAATTTCGTTAATACAAACGCTAGTGATTATATAATGTATGCTTTTGCAAACACCGATGGCTATCTGAAGGCTGGTTCCTACACAGGCAACGGCAGCAGCGATGGGCCTATGGTCTTTACTGGTGGGCGTGTTCAGTGGTTGATGGTTAAGCGCAGTGATAGCACCGGAAATTGGTATATGTGGGATGATGTACGCCATTTGGGGAACGATGTAGATAATGTTTTGTATGCAGATTTAAGTAATGCCGAAAGTGTCGGGTCATCATACGGCGTTGACTTTTTATCAAACGGTTTCAAAGTTCGGCACAGTGGCACAGATATAAACGCATCCGGCGGAACCTTCATCTACCTCGCCATTATGGAAACGCCTCTAAAATTCGCAACAGCCAGATAGGAGATAACCGATGGCATATAAATACAGTGGTCGCATCATCCGTGCTGGCAAAGCGTGGACAGACAATGACCAAATCCAGCACCCATCCAACTGGATGTTGTGGGATGACGCAACAAAAGCAGCCAAGGGGCTAGTCTGGGAAGATGACGCAGCCAACTTCGATGGGCGGTTCTACTGGTCAGCCGGTGTGGCTAAAGCACTGGATGATGTGAACGCTGTCGATGAAGACGGCAACGCCATTATGGAAGACGGCGAACAGGTCGTAACGCTTGGCTTAAAGTCACAAGCCATTGCCACAGTCAAGGCACAGGCAGGCGGCTTACTAGCCCCGACTGACTGGATGGTCGTGCGCTCTGCCGAAAACGGCACCGACATCCCTGCCGATGTCCTAGCCTACCGCGCAGCCGTTAGAGCCGCGTCTGGTACCATCGAGACAGCAATCACTGCTGTCGCTACCTTGAACGCCTTTATCGCGCTGTATGACGTTCCTGTGGACGGTAATGGCGATCCTACTGGCAACGCACCTATCAACGACTGGCCGGATGCAATCTAATGCAGATGACCAGCCTCGTAGATATGCTGCTTGG